AGCTTTGTTCACTTCTCCAATATCCAACAGGTGAAAGTGAACTTAAATCATTGGGTACTCCTGAATTGTAAATTGAAGTTATATCTGAAGCACCTAAAATAGATGTAAAATAAGCACATTCATCTACATTACCTTCAAAATGATAAGAAGATGTTGCACCATTCCAACCAATTGCGATTCTAAAGTTGGCACTAAAAGCTGCAAATGTTGAAATTGCTTCAGGTGTAGTATTACCATCAACGTATGCTTTTGTTTCTTTAGTTGTGTAGTTGTGTGTGTAAATTATATTGTGCCAATTTCCGTCATTTAATTTAGTAGTTCCCAAAGTATTAAATACTCTTACTTGCATATCGTTAGGAGTAGCAAAACCACTTCCTAACCTGCCTAATGTATAATTAGAGCCACTTACATTATTATATCCACCAAAAGCACATCTACTTTCACTATATGCAAAAGTTTCACTTGTTTTTATCCAACAAGAAATACTAACATCATTTGTTCCTGTGGTTGTTATTCCTGTATCTATATAATCGCTAATTCCATCATAAGAAAATGAGTAGTTAGAAAATTTGGTTTTATTCTCATTATTAGGGATTAGCCATTGTGGGCTTTTAAAAGTGCCATTATCTCCATTTCTTAGCCATACTATTGGACTTAAACTTGTTAAATCTACAACAGGCGAAGTTGATATTGTGCTAACGTTTGCCGTTTGGTCATTATTATAATAGGAAACCTCATCGATTAATCCATCATAAGTATTAGAAGATACAAGCCCACTTTTACCAATATAAACAGGTATTAAATTTATGTTTGCAGTATATATATCAGTATGAGTTCCCTCTAAATTTCCATCTAAATAACAAGCTAAATCATTATAGCCACTAATTCCGTTAGTTGGTGCTTTTCTAATAAGTATTAGATTATGCCAATTTGTAGTATCTGCCATAGCATTAGCAATATTAGTACCCCCAAATGTTTTCCTTCCTGTTGTGCTACCGACAGGATAATAAAACAAATTGACAGTTTGAAAATAAACTACGTGATTATCAGCATCACCTATAACTCCATTTCCTGCATTAGCAGAATTGTTTTTAAACCAAAAAGAAATAGTATTAGTTTCACCTAAATCAATTGCACCTGTATCTAAGAAATCATCAACTCCGTCTAAGCTAAGCGAATATGTGTTGTTGAATGAAGGTGTGCAACCTGCATAATCTTTATATACTACACCCCAATCTATAGTGTTATCACAAACACCATTACCCCAATAAGAACTGCTATATATTTCATCTGCCATTTTCTATATTTTTAAAGTACCCAACCACCAAAATCTGCTTTATCATCTGGATACATATCACCATTACTATTACTATTATACTCAGGAAACAAACTATTATTAAAACAAATATAGTCTATAAATCTTCTAGTGTAATGTTGAGCTGTATCTCTGCTTTTTTCTATTAAGCTATCTACTCTATTTTTATCTAATACTGTGCTGTTCTCAGGTTGAGTTGAAAAAATACCACTATTAGTAATATTAACACCTGCATAGGGTAGATACTCAACCATAGACCAATAAATTAACATATCTTTTAAATAGTTATTTACCAAATTATAATAGTTAGGATTTAATAATTCTGTTAAAGTTCCTGCTTCAATTAAACTTTCAATTTTTTCATATAGTTCTGTACCTAAATAATTCTGCATATGAATATCGGAGTCAAGTCTAACATAGGGTAAGAATTTATCTACATCTAAATTACCATTTGCAGAAGTGAATGTCACTAAGTCTTGTCTGGTTATAAAAAGTGCTTTTGCCATTATCTTACATCTTTAGGTAAATTGTTATTATTAGGACTAAATCCCTTTAAAGGCATATCATTAGGAGCTACAGGTACTTTCTGCTCATTTACAGGTGCTTTAAAACCTTTACTTCTAGCTTGTCCTGTTGTTATCTCATTCTGTACTCCATCTTTAAGCATATAAGTCTTTCTAAACCATTTATGATGACATCTAGCACCACCTTTATACAGCCAGATTGAATATGTATCTGCTCCCTTTTCACCAAAACCAGCATTAACTGCTTTATCTCCCATCATGATAATATCTTCTTTTCTATAGATTTTATTTGCACTTGTCATTTTCTTGCAAAACTCTCTAGAGTTACCACTTGCTTTATTAGGTGCATAGCTATATCTAACTTTAAAAAGCACATCTTTTTGACTTTCTTGCTTTGAAGTACCATCTTGCTCACTTTTAGCTTTAGGTCTTGCTACACCTGTACTTGCTAGATTAAGCATTTTATCTAAACTTTCTTCAGTATCATAGTTAACTTCTCTTTCATCTACTATTTCATAGTTTTCTAAATCTTCATCTTCACCTAATGCTATAAGTTCTTCTGCAATAGTGTTTAATTCTTTGTCATCTATATTATGAAAACATTGTCTTGATGCCTCTAAAAGTTCTACTTCATCTTCTTCTTGCTTTATACCAGTTTCTTCTTCAATTACTTCATTATCTAAAGTATTGTCAATATCCATAAATTCAAGTGGTTCTATAGTTTTAAAATAAAGATTTAAGCTAATGTTATTTACTGCAAAAATCTCATCCAAAGCATCGATAATTAATTCTTGATAAGGTTTTATAACTACATTATTAAATAATAAACTGCTATTTTGAATTTCATCTGCATTACTAGAAAAACCATTAGCAGAAGATAAGCCGAGCAATAATGGACTTGTTACTCTGTGTGTTAACATTAACATCTTCTTACATTCTTCACTTAAATACTCATAATGAGCAGGTGCATCATTTAATGGTATATCATCTATTGTAGTTTTACTTTCTGAATTGTCATTAAAAGCTATTATTACTTTCTCACCATAGCTACCTGTTAGCTTAGAAAGAACTTGAGATTTAATATTTTCTTGTTTCTCTCTATCTGGGACTCCATTATTAAAGTTGACTACTTTAGTGCCTGAAAAGCCATTAATAGTGTCATTAATTAAGTAGTCTGCTATCTCTTTTTCTAAAACTGCATAGCTTGTCTGATAATCTGCAGGAGAATAGTAATAATACCCTGAAACATATCTTCGAACTATAAAAATCTCATTCTTTGCACCACTACCAAAAACAGGAAACTTTTTTAATACTGTTTGCTTAGTTACTTTAGACCAATCTGCAGCATATAAATAATTCTTAATTTCACCATCTTCACCACATTTTTCTGCTCTTAAAGTTTCTCTAGGAAAATGTGTAATACTAGCAATTTGATTGCCTTTATAAGTAACCTGAAAAGCACCTTCACCTAATAACTTTAAATCTTGACAAACTCTTCTTAAATCTTTTGGTTTTAACAAACTTTTCATTTGAGCATATTGGTCAGGTTTTCTATTGCTATCTGTAGCATCTAAACCTTTACCATATATTTGATTAACTACACCATTAATAACTGCATTATTAGTAGTAGAGTCCATATAAGCATCTATTAGACATTGGTAATAATCATTGTTATCACCAATAGAAACATAGTCTGTATTTTTCTCTTCAGTTATTGTTGGTCTATCATAACCAGAAAGTTGTATTAAATGTAAATTATCCATTATGCAAAAATATATTCATTATCTCCTGTTGATTGCTCAATATAGACATTGTTACTAATATTAAAAGTGCTAATTGTTTGGTCTGTAGAAAATATCTTATCTCTATATAATAAAACACCATCAGTTGTGTTTCTAACTTCATAAGTGTAAAAATTAGACTCTTTAAGCACTTGTGTAGTTGTATAAGTGTAATAATAGTCAACTTCTGTTAAAGTTGCATTAGAGTCAGTAAAAATAACCTTATTTTGCTCTTCTGATTTAATCACTACTGAATAAGTTTTAGCATTGTCTATTTGCTCTCTACTAGTAAAGTTAATAGTTTTATTTCCTAATGTTGTTAATACCTGCATATTTTTTAAAAAAAAAAGGGAAGGAAACTTTTTTTGTAACCTTCCCTTAAAACTAAACATTATATATTATATCACACAAACTATGAATTGGTGCCTTGTACTATTGTAACAGTTGCTGAACTCATTCCTGCAAACGGGTCAGCAGCAGTTGCTCCTGCAATAAAATTAGCAGGTTTTAACTCTTGTCCTGTAAAGTTAAGAGTATAACCACTCATATCTCCCATAGCTGCCCCTGTTGCTATAGTTCCACCTGTTACATCTGCTCCATGCTCTAAACCTACTAGCATTGCATTACCATTATAATCAACAACACAAATATGAGGTCTGCCAAAAGCCATTAATTTTATTTCTTTGTTATCTTCTTTACTTAATTTAGGTAAAGATAATGTTAGTGCTTGTTCAAAGAATGTAGTACCATTTTCTCTAGAAG